TCACTCACATAAATTAAGTTGATTAAATAATTGTCCAGACCTTCATTTTCATGAAAGCATCGTATTTTCAACGATTGTAGCAAGCATCGTTAGATTGCGCACCTGGCTCACAATTTATAATAAAATAAAATGTTTATGCATCCACTAATGTAGACCCCGGTCTGTACCGAGTATTTTCTTTGACCACGTTTGTTCACATTCTCTTCACTCGTCTGCTCCTTGGTGTTGGATGGTGTTCACGTTTTGGTGGTTGGCATGGACATTCAAAAATGTCATCAAAATTCCCATCCCATTTACACGTTGTCAGGTAACTAAAATCCATCTGATTGTCTGTTAACATTTTATTGCCAAAGCAGCAATTTGCTGGGATAGCTAAAATGGCTTCAACAGTTAGATTCATCTTGCAATGTTCAGCTATGAACACAAGAAAGTCCAAATCAGTGTCAACATCTGATATGGGAACACGTTTTGTACATGGAATCCCATCAGGAGGGAACTCTTTAACGTGTTTTCTACATTCGTGTCCTGCAGTCTTGTTTTTGACTACATCAATCACATATGCAGGCAGAGGCATAAAACCTCTATAACACGCCCACAAATCACCCGTTGTAAAGCACTTCTTTATGTTATCCACTGGTGCTAAAATTGCAGGATAATTTTCCACAATATAGCTTGGAACTGGTGCCACCCCTTTTGCACATCCTTTGAAATTTCCATTCTGAAAGCAATCCTTGAAACCATCCAACGGATAAGATATTGCTCCTGTGACAGCCTGCGTAACTTGTGTAACTGATGTATAAAGAAAGTGAATTCCAGTGATAGTCACAGACAAAAGAATGAGATATATAGAGATTTTGATCATCCACATAAACCATGAACACAGATGAAAGGTTCGCATCATGCGACTCGGTTGGTGAACTTTAGGCTCATCATGGTACTTTGGAAGTGGATTTGGAAATGAAACAGCATCAGAAACAAATCTCTTAACTCTAGTCTTTGTTGGAGTCCATTCGAAACTCTGACTAATCATGGGTTCATCTATGTCTAGTCACCAACCAGCATTTCGTAGAAACATTTCATGCATTGCGCGAGCAGACATCATTTGCTGAGTAGGACTCGCGAATGCAGCATTAGTTGCCACATATTGGAGAAAGTCAACATCAAATGAGCCCCATGGTATATTCAAATTCTGGCGTGGTGCCGTGAATGTCCCATTGGGATGATATTTGATCTGTGCTATCTCCAAGCCAAAGTATCTTGATGTCACTGACAAAAGAGCTGACTGACCGGCAGGTAGAGCAAAAGATTGAGTTTCAACCAGATTTGAG